TTCCGTCAAAACGTTCAGCCGCAAGAAACGGCCAAAAATGCGCATAAAAACAAACAGAAATTCCTGAAGCCAATCTCTCGGCTGTTTCCATCATTTCCACATTGACAACATACTCACCACGCGTAAGTTGATCCATGCGTAATAATGGCGTAAAACTAATCGGGATAACTTTACCAGCGTCTCCGCTTGTCAAGACCCGCTTTTTATCCATTCTTCTACTTTTTTTATGTACCAACGGCCTTACTGGTATTTGTTCTGCCATTCTCATTTTCTTGTTCTCCTACGTTTGAACAGTTTTTTGATTTTCTTACGTATTTGTTGACATTTAAGGCACTTAATCACGGCTTTTTTTCTTTTAAACGCTGCGTCCAATGATTTTCCCCCAAACCTAAAAATTCGGACATTTGATTTAAATTTAAACTACTCAGAGGTGGAAGAATTCCAGCGTTTTCCAACTGGTTCCAAGCACCTGCCAATGAATGGAACATCGCACTTGTTGTAACATCGTTCCTGTCACCTACAGATGCCTCTTCCAAAATTGTCGTATGCAAAGTATGACCAACATCTGTCGTTATTCCATAACGACCAGTTAAAGGAATTCGATATTCCCAATTTGGGCCTCTACCATATCCTTTGCCTTTAACCTGTGCTCTTCCGTCTTTAAAAATAATATTATTATTTATATCTCTAAAAAACTCAGCATCATCAGGCAATTTTGGATAAAAAACACCATCTACTGTTTTTCCATCCAATGCAAAATCAGAACCAGCATTACGAGCACTAGTAGTCATAGCCCTAGTATAATCTAGATCTGCGTACTGCTGGGCTATTTTAAGAGCCTGAGAGGCTTTTTGCTCCTCTGTAGGTCTATTAAAATAACTTTTTGCAGCTGCACCCGCTGCAATCGCCAAGTAACTTGGACCTTTGCTTAGCTGAGGTGCATAACTAGGAATATTTGTTGCGCGGGTTGAATAAGCGTTAATACCCCCTGCCCTAAGTACAGTTAGTGGATTAAAACCAGCTTCTTCTGCCTTCTGACGCATAACTTCTAAATTCGCGTCATTCGTTTCCGTTTGCGTCGCATAACGTAAAACAGCGGGCTGAGGTTTTGGCGTTAACGCCCTGTTAATCAAAGCACCGCCAACATCACGCACAAATTGATTATTTAAAAACTTACCGTAAGACGGTGTTGCGTAACGAGTATTTGTCGGCCCCAAAAATTTAGAAGCATTTAAAGGTTGACCACCTAAACTTCCAATGGAATTTGCACCGACCATTGCATGCACTGTGCCCTCAACACTTTTATACATACTTTTGCCCAAATTAAAAATTCTGCTCAAAGACAATGCCATCTATTATTTCTCCCTATCTAATTTTGACAATACCAAATCAACTATAAGCAGAGCCAAAGCCACGGTATAAGTTTCAATTTGATTGATCTGGTCCGATGTCATTGAAGTCGCAACTAACGCTCCGCTTGCAATCGACCCAATTCGTCGTATCAAAGGTTTGGCAACCTCAAGTAATATCACTTTAAGCATTAAAACCCCTTAAAGTGTGTATCATCATAATACTTATTATACGATTAGTTACCAATGTAACTACCTCCTAAAGATAGAACAACTTAAGATGTTTTACACCACGGCACAAAGTCCCGTGTCAACCCTTTTTTACCATATCCATTTGATATTTGTTTTTTATTTGCATCAGGCCGCCGTTTACAACTTGTGCGCGTCCTTTTAATGGCCGACTTCCTATCGTAAGGCACATAGTTTTTTTCAACGGGCCGCCCTTTTATTTCAACTCGCTGAGGAGCCTGCCCCAGCGTTTCACGTTGTGCAAATAAATTAGTTCTTTGAACAGGTTGTACTACGTTGTTCTTTCTTATTGGAGTTGCTCGCGCAGATATTCGCCGTACTTTTGACGGCGCTTTATAACTGCGCTTTTTAATATTACTTTTCTTTGCTCTGGATTTTCGACGAGCCATTTTTCATTCCCTTGATAAATTTCCAATTTTTCCCCCATCTTCCAGATGGTTATAGGAATTCCTTGATATTCTGCATAAATCCAATCGCTTTTCATAAAATCAGTGTCGTCTTTAACATCCAGCCATGGCTGTATGTATCTCACTGGTTTATAATGTATTCGCTTAATAATTTCCTGATCTGTAAATTCACGCTCGGTGACTTTGTCTAAATATTGGTCATTTAATTCGCTAATAGGCTCATTGCCATATTTTAACATCCATCGTTCATTAAATTCACTCATAAAATAATTCCGGCTTTCGCCTGTCATTAAAAATGAACGTATCCTATTTTTACTATCTTTTATATCGTTGAATTTATATTTGTAGCTACGTGGCGGTAAACCGTGATCCACATGCGTTTGAGCTAAATCCCGCAAATACTCATAACCTAACAACGGTTTTTTAGACATTGCGAGATGTGAAGATACCGACCGTTGATCTTGATCTTTTATCGCATATTTTAACGCATACGCTAGACCTTGCCAGTCAGGTTTTTGAAAATAACAAAATCCTATAGGTTTTCTATTAAATTTTGGGCCTTTTTGCCAATATTTCCACTCAAGACGTTGTTCCATAATTTCTGGAATAACAGCCTTTTTATTTTTTACGCCTTTAAAAAAAAGAACACAATGCCAATGTGCCCTGCCCTTTTTTGAGCCGTACTCACCTGCAACAATATATCGAACATCGAAATCTTTGCGCAGGCGTTTTAACATCAATTGAACATCGTCATACACGAGTGTTGTTGAGTTGTGTGTATCTCCTCCCCCATAAGTAAGGGTAACACTTAATGTACTTTCTGAGTACATTTTTTCTGCAATGCAGCGGCCGACTAAAGAATTTATTCGGTCTTTTCTGCATTGCCAGCAGTTGCGACACCCTACCTCTGAACCATTTATTTGAACTGGTGATAAACACATTTCGGTCATTCTCCGAGGTAGTTGTGTCACTAACTGCATATACCTTAATGAAAGGGGCATATCTCCGAAGTTATCCACCCCCCTCCTCAATATATTGAGTTTCGTCGGGACGTGGATAACTTCACGCTCCATTCTTCCGCTTTTTCTTTCGCTCTTTTTTTCGCTCAGCAATGATTTTTTCCAAAAACCAAAACTTTTGGTTTGTTCCATCCGGAATAATCATTTTTTGCGCCTGAGCATAATCATGCGCATCCTTGTAATCTTTCCAGTTTCTCAACTGCCAATGCACGGGATCGAAGAATTTCCAATCACCGCCCCATGTCATTTTTATGTTGCACTTGCGCGCAACTTCTTTACCGATTACGCCAACAACCTGCCATTCCTTATGGGATAAACCCCAGAAACGAGTGCAATGCACCGTATCGATTGCACAGCCATACTGGTGTGGGCTTTGACCCGACTTCGCTTTGCTTCGGCCACGCTCAAATAATATTTGTTGACGCGCTTCTGATCTCATTAATTCAAAGGCATAAAAGGGAATACTCCTTTCATCCATAGCCTTTCTGAATGCTAACCAGAAACGCTTTATGTCAGGGTGTACTCCCTGCCAATCCTCATTTCCCCTTTGCTTTTGTATCACAATCAAAAAATCCGGAGCCGGCTCACTCAAAGAGTGGGCGGCTTGTTGATAATCACGAGATTTAAGGGTTTCGATTGGATATTCCAAATCGTCCCTAGGGCTAGCTGGAAGCTGGCCGCGATCTAACCATCGCAGCCAGCGAAAGAAGCCTAATAACGGCCTAACTAACATCCTCAGACTGCGGAGCTTCAACCGCATCTGATGTGTTAGGCACGTCTTCAGCCACAGGAGGATTGGCCTTAGCTTCTAATTCTGCAAGCCTAGCTTGCATACTTGCACGCTCGTCAGCCATAGCCGCCTCGCGTTGTCTTTCATTAAATTTGACAATTTGCATCATCCTGTCAAATTCGGATGTATTGTTAAGCCTTGGTTCAATAACTGTGTAGGTTTCCAAGCCGTTATTCGCCAAACTTTGATCCAAATCAGGGAGATTAACAAAAGTTTTTGATCCCTTTTGGGCCCTAATTTGAACCCAACAATCATTGTCTATTGTGAATTCGACTTGCATTTTTTCCGGACTAGTAGCCATTAAAACCGGATCAAGTAGAGCCTCGTTATCACTCACCCAGACCTCAACGGTTGAATTACTAATCACACCAAATTTCACATGTCTCGGCTTATTTGCTCCAAAATGCATAACGTCCTTTAGATCGTATGGCTTCCAACCCGAGACAGGGCCATTTTTAAAAGTTTTCATTGTCATTCACCTCTATTTTGATATCCGAGCTGTTTCAACATCAGCAATAATTGTCGAATAATCGTCAGTAGCCTCTTGCAACGCTTGACCTTTAACCGTGTATCCTGATATTTCCATACCACCTAAAGCGGTAATTTCAAAACTATCAGCCACACTATCAGCAAAAACCTTTTTATGGAGCGTTCCGCTTAACAAGAAGTCAGCATTTAATGCCGGATCTGACACTTCAGTAGTCCAGATCTTTTGTCTGTCCTCATCGAAAGCATCATTCACCGGACGAATATATTTGCCACCAACATTGACTAAATTTCTATCCCATTCGTGATTGAGATAACTATATCCAAAAGTGTTGTCAGGGTTTGAATGTAAAACATCTACGTGACTGTTTTTCACCACTGACACTTTTTCTGGATCTAATTCGTCTCTCAATGTAGAAGGCAAATGATCTGTATCTGTTGCATAAAGAAAATAATCCTTTTTTCTCTCATACAACTGTTCAGGAACTATCTCGGCGGTTATCATCACGATACCGCCTGTGTTTGTTTGAGGACAACGAATTTTCATACGCCCCTGAGCAATACCATTGGTCAAACTCTCATCAAGATTTGCCGCATCGGTAGCGTACCGCTGACTGTACCCAAATTGAGTTTCCGATTTTGCCAGGAGAATTGGTTGTTTGCTCATTTCATCAGGAACAGCAGTACCATCCATTAATAATTCAATTACATGATCATCATCAATGCCATCATAATTTGACCTAATACGCGCAAAAGCTGCCGTCTTTTTCACCAGATCAATATTAGCTAAAGACAACGTGGCACCCGAAGATGCCAATTCAAAACTAATATCATTCCACACGTATTTACTATTAGTATAATTAGGATTGTCACCTGCAGGTGCAGATTTACCCGCGATTTGGTTACCAGGTTGGTCATAAGCATAATACTCCATATTGTATGGAGCTGTGACTGTTCCGGCTGAAAAATCTAAACCAGTAATAGGCACTTCGCCATCCAGTTTAGCCTGATCAAAATCTGCCACTATATGGCTCATACTATTATTACGCCAAAACGCTTCCGCTAAAGTCGCGTCATGTTTTGTACGTAACGGCAAACTTTTCGAACGTGCTTTACGTCTATGATTGACAATGCCATTATAAGCTTCGAGTGGAGACGCATTAATAGCGGCACCCGAAGCAGCATGAACACCCAATGTTAACCAAAACGCATCAGTTACAGAATAATTAACCGTTTCAAAAAATGGTGTAACACTACCTGATGTCTCAGCAACTTTTTGATAGCTACGGTTGAAATTATCCATTCCGTCAAAACGTTCAGCCGCAAGAAACGGCCAAAAATGCGCATAAAAACAAACAGAAATTCCTGAAGCCAATCTCTCGGCTGTTTCCATCATTTCCACATTGACA